TTCCGCTGTTTAGTAGGTTCATTCGTGTTTCGTGTGTGTGTGGTAGTCTCATCAGGCCGGACAATATCCGACGACGCCCGTAGGCGTTTCGACTTAGTTAGAATCTGGAAACGATGACTCCTCCGTCAAACTCAATGAGTGTTCCACGGTCGCAGATATAGTCCCGGATTTGTTCTTCGATCACGTCTTTATCCTGGTCGAGGCAATCGAGAGCTTCGCAGGCTGCCTTGTCGCTTCCCCATTGTTCAAGCCCCCAATCCTCAAAACTATCGTATTGGCTAAAATCACAGCGGATAGAAACGCGACAGAATTCGATGGTTTCGCCGCAATCCTCTTCGAGATCCTCTAGGTATTCGACAAGGGCAAAGGCCCCCGCTCGTGACCAGTTGGCGTCGGTATCGTCAAGTAACATGTGAGCGGCTTGTGCCGTGCTAAGTGTAATTTTCATTTTCGTTTTTGTTTTAGGGTGGGGATATAGAATTATGCGTTAACGTCCTGCACGTAATACTGCGCGATTCGAGAAGATGAAAAATTGAAGATGGCAAATATCCTGACCCCGTGGGCCTCATAAATTGTCATGCGGTATCCCTCGGCGACGTAACGCTTTTTATGGGTGATCTGCGGTGATCCTATGAGCAACAAAGCGGCTTCGCTTGTGATTTCTACGGTATTTTCTGGAAGTTTCATGGGTGGGTATTAAGCGGTGAGGATTATTGCGGCAACGTAGATCAAAAGGCCAGCCGATGCGGCCCCAAAGGCCCAAAGGAGGCCAACAAGTGGGTGATGTCCTAGGGTATGAGCGATGGCCATGAGGCCCAAGAGGTAAACTACTGCGATAATTGATAGAGGTGTCATAGGGTCGGTGTCTTGTTGATGTCCCGTTGATCGGTGACGGGCTTTAGATACCGGAGGATTTCAACGCTGTCAACGTGTTTTTCAAAAATAAATAAAAAAAGTTTTCTGGCTTCCTCTTGGCTTCCCCTTGGTCTCCCCTTTGGTCATCCCTCTGGTCTCCCCTCTTGGTGTTCCCCTTGGTCTCCCCTTGGTCATCCCTTGGTCATCTCTTGGTCTCCCCCTTGGTCATCCCTTGGTCTCCTCTTGGTCTCCCTCTGGTGTTTACTTTGTGCATACAGTAAAAAATCAAAACGGGGACAAAACTCAAAAATGCACTAATGAGAACCATTCTCAATAAGGACGCCTTCGGCTAACAAGGATCAACAGCCCTCAAAACGACCCTTGTTTCACCTCACTAGACACTTGGAGAGTCCCGCAGATGCTGCAGTATCTAGGGCATTCTGGCGGCCTGCGGTGCCGTCGGCGTCCAAACAGCGATTTGAGGGCCCCAATGGGGGTAAAATCGACACGCAGCACTACGTATACCCTTTCAGATTTTTTCACCAAATTCTTAAGAACACCTCAAGGATCCTCATTTAAGACATCAAGCATCGTGTCGATCACCTCAAAAGCCTCAAGATTCTCAAGATTCGTGGCTGTGTATTGATTGTCGTTGTCATCAACCACGGTCAACACGAAGCCTTTGAAGCTCTTTTCAAGGAACTTCACAGCAGTATCCACGATCTCCGATGAGGAACTCTCAGGATTCAAACAGTTGTTAGAATATTCGACTTCAGCCAAGGAGATCATACGGAGAACAAGTAGTTACTAGTGGTTACTTTAAGTTACTTTAAGTTATCTTAGAGTATCTTATCGAAAATCTTACCCCCTTACCCCCACCTTAAGGTCTCTTAAGGACAATTGTTACAGTTAAAACCACAACATTAAACCAAAACAAGGCAACTTAAGATCAACTTAAGAAGAAAAAACCGAAGTTTCTTTTCCTAGTAGTGCATCGATCAAGGGTCTTTTTATGGTAAATCATTAACAATCAACCTAAAAGGTAACATCCGAAGGAGGATTTTGTTGAAAACGGAACGTAGTGGAGGGAGGGTAACGACCGTAACGAAGAGACCCAAGGCTCCATTGAGTTGCCCCTTTGGCCATCCACGTTCGTGCAATCGCAAAGGGTGAACTCAATAATAGCTCCTAGGATCAATTCTGAGAGCTTCTAGGTCATTTCCGCTGTCATCTACCATGACCACAACCTAGAAGCCCTTATAGACCCCCTAGAGGCCCAAGGATCGACAACTCACCTCAATGGCATCACCGTAAGATCTAGCAAGATCTTTCTGACCTACTTCGTTACCGAAGATCTCCCACTCACGCTTGTTGCTTCCGAAGAATGGCTCAAGGATTACCGAGGGCATCGATGGCAGTCTTACAAACAAAGCACCACGGTCGTCCTTGGTCAGCCCCTTGCTTCCTCTATTCAAGAGGTCTGGGTAGTTCTTCTTGAAGACTTCCCCAAAGGTATCCGCGATGATCTTGGATTTCCTTGAGTTGACCCAATAAAGGAACTCGTAGCCCTTAGCCAACACGTTATCGGCACAGTTGAAGTGAAGTTCCACCGCAAAGTCCACCTTAAGTAACTCAAGTTGAGCAGTGATCCACGTCATGGCCCCTCCGTACCCTTGGCCATCGTAGTGAGTAAAGACCACACAGTTGATCCCACGTTTCTCCAAGTCCATCCTAAGGAACTCAGTGATCTTTTGGTTGTAAGTCCACTCTGAGGCTCCAGAGACGCTAGAAGCCCCGCTATCCCCTTTTCGGCTGTGACCTACACAAAGAGCAACCAAAGGCCTCCTAGACCCCTTAGAGACTCCGTATGGGGGTAGTAGTGACTCGGCGATCTTTGTTATACTTGTTTTTACATCCATTGGTTTAGATTACGTTGATTGTTGGTTCGTTTGAAGTAAGAGTCTGCAAGTTTTGTGAGTTCCTCCTTCAAGAGGTCATCCTTGCGGTCATCGATGCGCCTATTGGCATCTTGGGCCATGTGTTCTGCCCAGTAGGCTACAGCGATTGCAAGGGCATCCAAGCGGTCATCGTGGGTTAACGCACCACGGTCTCTTGTGATCCGTGACAACTGGTACATCAACTGGTAGCGAAGCTGGGAGTCCGTTGGGTACACCGAGCAAGACTCGTAGTCCCTTTTGATGGACTTAGGGTCGAACACAAGTCTGTGTTGGTTCATCACGGGTTCCAAGGTGTCCACGATACGTTTCTCCTTTTGGGTGCTGTGACGGACTTCCTTGATGGAACACGGGTGGACTTTCTCAAGGTAGGGCTTAAAGATCTCCGTGAACATTCCATCACCGAAGTTGGACTCCACAATGATCTCGTTGACGTTGTGATGGTGAGCCTTAAGGGCGAGGGTCTTCAACACGTCAGCACCGTAGCCTCCTTGTAGACCTCCGAACTCGCTGACGTACAGGTAACCGTTAAGCATCTTCACGACTGCCCAAGCTGTTTCATCCTTACCACGTCCAGACGGGTCGATAGACAACACAGAGCCTTGGTAGTCCACATGGTCACCAATAGTCCTGAAGGGTCGATAGAAGCGATCACCTGTGAAGCCTACGTTAGGAACCGATGAGTCCCACATAAGGTCAGGTGTTTGAGCCCACACAAGTTTCTCAGGAGCCTTGTCCCTGTCGATGTCCATCACAATCAGGTCGTTGATCTTTAGGGGATACCTATCCAAGTCAGAGAGCTTAGGATCAAGCATGAACTGCATGGCAAACCCTGTGCGACCATAGGACACCTCACGTTCAGCAAGGTCTAGCTCAGAGAATCGAAGAGGTTCACTTGGAAGTCCCTCACGAGCGTCATCGACACACGAGGCACTTACGTTGCTGTTGTAGGACTTCTCGTTCTTGGCAACCGTGATGATCTTAGAAGGCCAAACACGACACGAGTAATCCCGTTCAATCAGCTTGTTGTAGATCGAGTCTTCACACTGGGGAGTCCCAAGGAACAAGATCCGTGATGACGCAAGGGGTTTAAGGATAGCCTCGAACTCTCGCACTTGTTCCCCAAGTTTATCCCGAAGTGACTGGGTTGCTGAGTTGTTTGGGACTTCCACGTCGTCGGCCACAATGATGTCAGCACGGGAACCTGTGAGCTGCGAGGTGATCCCTAGGGACTTCACAGAGGGCGCGTGGGATGCAGGGGCTGGCCCAACGTCAAAGGATATTTTAGAGAACCGTTGTTTGTCTGTGGGCTTTAGGTGTTCCAACATCGGCATTTCGTGGATCAACCTCAACGTGAACGTAGAGAAGTCATCGGCACGAGTCTTACTCGCAGAGACCACAAGGATGTTCTTAGAGGGATCAAGGAGCAACTGGTGGACAACGTAAGCCGAACAGATCCAAGATTTCCCAACGCCCCGAAAGCCTTGCAAGACTGCCCGCTTGGGGCCATGTTGCATCCAGTCAGCGATTTCGTACTGAATGGGTGTTGGATCGGGGAGCTTCAGGTGTTTCCAGCAAAGGTACAGGAAGTTTCTAAAGTCTTTAAGTTGATTGGGAACTTGTTGCATAATGTAGGCAATCCTTCTTATTCTCCGACAGCTAGGTCAAGAGAGTCGTCACGGAACGGCAGCAGGTTTACCAGTTCACCCAATGGGCTACTCTTGGTTACTGTTGCGTAGATTCCGTTGTCCTTAAGCATCTGACGGGCAGCGTTAAGGAGTGCTGGAGAAGATTCACCAGATTTAATTTGTTGGATAAACTCGTCAATCAAAAGGTCTTGAAGACCCTCCATTTTTAACGCACGGTCAAAACTTACTTCTTCATTGTTCATCTTTGTTGTTTTGTTTGAGTTCCTTAAGGATCTTAATAATCATGTAAGCCAAGGTAGCTAGACCGACAAGGATTGCAATACCTGTGTTCACTTGTTCAAGAGAGATGTTTGCAATGAGTCCTGTGATGCCTATAAGTGCTGGAGGATGAGTGTTGTCGTTCATCGATTAGGCGATCTTCCAGATTTTCAAAGACGAGTAGCGTTCGTTGCGCCCTGCGATTGACATAGCTAATCCTAAGCCGTCAGCCGCTCTTGCTGTTTGAGTATAATTTCTAAGTTCAAGTAAAGTAGTACTTGTTGTTAACGTAATAACATTTGTTCCACTACTTGTTGAATATCCGTCAGTGCTATTAGCGTATGAATTACTTCCTGTACCAATAACACCAGCAGTAGCTGAGGCTTTATAAAGCAAAGCATAGTGATTATTGGTTCTAAAAGCTGGGCAAAAATACTCAAATATGTATTCACCCGCCGGTAAAGTTACTTGATACGATCCTACGTTTAATGATGCACCAGTAATTCCATTTTCAATAACCGTATTAAGTGCTCGAAGATTTTGAGTTGCCGCAGCCGCACTACCTCCAGCAGTCCCAGAAGGAAGCTCTTCAACCATGTAGAAAAGTTGTTTGGAGAATGGTTGATTGATGTCAGGAAGCGTAAGTGTCTTACTTGAAAGATCTAAGGTACTTGCAAGCTTTGCTGCGGTTACGTTGGCATCAAGGATCTTTACGGTTGTAACAGAATCGCTAGCTAGTTTTGTAGCACCAACGGATGCGTTTGCTAACTTTGTGTTTGTAACAGCTCCTGTATTGATGTGTTCATCCAAGATCGAGTTATCAGCAATCTTTGTTGAATTAACAGCATCAATAGCAATCTTCTCAGCCGTAATAGCTCCGTTATTGATGTCCGCAGTGAAGATCACAGAGCGATTTGAGCTGTTCGATGCGTCCTGAGAGACCTCCTGAGCTGCAAACAACGAGTGCCTATAGGCTGTATTAAGTGCGTCCTCGGACAACACAGCACCACTTGTGAAATCAACAAGGGGAAGAACTGTGGTTGAGCGGTAGATGCGGATTTTATCGTAACCAGTTGGTGCTGAACTAAGAGTCATCGTCTTAGTCGTGGTGTTTACCGATGAGATAAGACCCGAAAGATCCGTCTGAGCGGTTCCAATGTACCCAATAATCCGCACATCGCCTTCCGTAAGTGCATCAAAGCCGTACACAAAGGACGTATTGGTGAGTCCCGTGGTTGTTTCAAAGTATGAAAGTTCGTAAGTAGTAGCCATTTTTAGTAGTTGTTAGTTATTGTTGTTTCTCAAATTTACCCAAGCGATAGTCATTTTGTTTCTGCGTGATCTCACCAATCTTCTTGTAAAGCTCAGGGAATTCTCCAAGCATTTCAAGTTGAGCCTTGTTGCGATAACGCTTAACAACCTTGTTGATCAAGGTAATACGAGGCGAGGACTTTCCGATTTGATCTTCGATGTTTCCTTTTGGAAGTGCCTTGTACTCTGAGTTTTTCATCATTGAGGCCAACGCTTGACGAAGGTTTTTACCGTCGATCTGAGTAGTCCCAGAAAGCTCAAGGAACCTATCGTAGGCTTGGGTTCCGTTCCCATTAGTGAAACTTCTCATGTCCAAGTCGTCCAACCCGTGGATCTTTGCAGGAGGCATCGTGAACCCATGGAGCAACGCACCAACCTCTTGGTCAACGATGTCGTTCTTTGGTGTCGATAGGTACACAGGACTCAAACTGTTCAAGAGACCCAATGGATTCTCTTTGTAAACAACATCACCAAGGAAGGTTCTTTGTGGTGGAAGGGCTTCACTTGCGATTGGAATACGACGAAGAACCGAATCGGCCATGCTACGGCTTTCACGTTGGATCACCATGTTCTCCGTGTTTTGAAGTTGATTCAAAGTATTCGGAACAAATCCACCTGCAATATCTTGAAGTAACTTAGGCCCATAGGTTTCTGGATCACGCGCACAGTTCATCAAGTTGTTCAAACCGCGAAGGTAACTCTTGTCAGTCAAGTTGTACGTCAAGGTAACCAAGAGTCCTGACATGGCATTCTGGATTGCATCATCGCTCTTAGGTGCATTCACTTTGTTGAACTCCATGATGTCAGCCATGATTCCCAACGGAGTAGCCAAAGGATCAAGACGGTTGTAACTAACATACTTACCTCCAATCTTGATCGAGTAAGGTTGCCAACCAGTGGACTTAAGGGCATCCTTTTCCTCCTTGTTCCGTGGGCCACCACCTGTGATTGCACCTTCGTTGTTCATCAAGTAGTACATCACGCTGGTGGTAAATACCGAAGCAACACTCATGCGACCTGCAAGTTCCGCTTTGTAAG